CCGACAGAATCCGCAGCACTCTGTCCGGGTTCAACCTGAAACGCTGCACCTGCTATGACGACAACTACAATCAGAACTACTACATCTGCTACGGTGACGAAGCTCTGGTCTTCCACTATGCAGGAGATGTCTGGAGCCACTACGACGGCATCGGTGCGGTGTGCATGACGGCCCTCAACGGTGACCTGTTCTTCGGCAGAAGCGACGGCAGAGTGGAGCGCATGAGCGAGAACATCCCGACGGCAGACGGCGACCCCATCTCCTGCTACTGGGAGAGCGGTTCTACTGACTTTGGGCAGGAATACACCCGCAAGCACTCGGCAGCGCTGTGGGTGGCGCTCAAGCCGACAGCCGGAAGCAGTGTCACGGTAACGGTGCAGACGGATAGGAAAGAGACCTTTGCCGAGAAGGTTGTCGACGCCGACAAGGTGCGCAACCCCGGCACACGGGAGCCTTATCTGAAAAAGCTCAAGCTCAAGGCAAAGAAATTTTTGTATTACAAGATCATGTTTTTGAACGACGGAACGGACAACAGCCCGACGGTTGTTGGCGCGGACATCCGGGTACGGATGACAGGCTATGCGAAATAAGGAGAGATGACCATGCCGACCCTCGACGAATATGTGAAGAATTCCACGGATTCAATGAACCAGATGTACGACCAGCAGCGCATTTCAAGGCTGGCCGAACTGAACAACAGCTACCAGCAGAGCCTTTCCGCCGCGCAGCAGGCCAGAGAGCAGATTCCCGGCCAGTACCAGCAGCAGGCCAACGACCTTGCCGTTCAGTACGAGCGCAACAAACGCAACCTGAACGAGCAGGCGGCTGCCAACGGTCTGAACACCGGCACAGCTTCTCAGGCACAGCTCATGGCAAATCAGGGCTGGATGAAGAACTATGGTGCACTCCGTACCGCACAGGCGAATGCCCTTACCGCTGCGGATCGCGGCATCGCTGATCTGACTGCCACGCATGAAGCAAAGACGCAGGCGGCTATGGCGGACATTGAGGCAAGCCGGGCGGAAGCCAACCTCAAGATTCAGCAGGCAGCCCAGCAGGAGCAGTATGCCCGAGACATGGAACAGGCCAAGCTCCGGGCGGGCTTCGGCGACTTCTCCGGCTTCCTCTCCCTCGGCTACGACCAGAAGACCATCGACAACATGCGTCAGGTCTGGATCGCGCAGAACCCGCTTCTGGCTTACAACACCGGAGCCATCGACGCCAGCACCTACACCAAGATGACCGGCAAGAAAGCTCCCGGCGCTCCCGCCGCTGCGTCTGCTGCTTCCAGCTACTACAGCTCCGGTACGCCGTCCACCACCACGGACAAGAGCGGCACACCGGCATCTTCCGCCAGCGCTCTTGACACGCTCAAGAATCTGTGGAACACGGCGAAGAGCAGCGTTTCACAGATTCCGTCGTATGTTACCAACACCGCAAGCACCGGAACTCCTGCCCCGACAAGCACCACGGGTGACGGTTCCCCAACGTATGGCCACAGTAGGAGGGGGAGTTCTTCATCTTCAACGTCAGGAAGCACCGGGCTTCTTGGGCTTTCCCCGGCAGTAGCAATCGCAAGGAACCTTCGTTAAGGAGGCCAGCTTATGGCAGGATTTTGGGATTTACTCGGCGGAGTTGCCGTGAACGCGGCGAACAACTACGTCGACAAAGTGAACAGCAAGAAGAGGAAGGAAGAGCAGCAGCCCGCCGACATGAGCACGGGCTCCGTCACTTCTCCTACCACCGGACGTCAAGACCCGATGGCAAATGTCTGGAGCTCTCTCGGCATCCAGCCGAAGAGCTCTGTACAGGATCAGAGCAAGGAGCTTCGCTCCACTTCCACTGTACAGCCGCAGCAGGTGAATACTGTCCAGCAGCGCAAGAAGCCCGATGAAGACATCGGAGCTGCCATCCGCAGCAGAGCCAGCGACCTGATGGATTATCTGGCCTCTCACGCGAAGCCTGCTGGTCAGCAGACGCAGCAGACGCAGGAGCAACCGCAGGTGCAGCCGTCTTCTGATCGCGCAGAAGCGATTGCACATCTGCGCGGCCTTGAGGCGAGAGGCTTCAAGACGGACAGCCCCGTATACAGAGCGTATGCGGAAGAGCACGGCCTCACCGTACAGGACACGTTTGGCGCTGCGCTTGAACGGGAATACGCTGCCTTACAGGCGAAGCTCGACAACCCGGAAAACTATCGGCTTGAAAACGGGGACATGGATCGCGACGCGTACACCCGGGACATTACGCTGTCCGGCTCTCTCAGCAGACTTATGCAGGAGCCGTATGAGGCACCGGAAGTCAAGATTGAAGATGTCTACGATCTGTCAAAATACAACAACGGCGACGTGCTTACCATGCCTTACGCCGACGCCCAGCGCGAACACAGCGAGCTCGGTGCCTGGCTGGAAGCTCAGAACGCTCAGATGGAGATGACCGGTGCGCAGCCCACAGAAGAGTATCTGCGTAACTATGCTCGCTACCAGTCCCTTGACAATCACATGAAAGCGGCATCTGCCGGCTCCCGTATGTGGAGTACCCTAAGAGGTAAGCTTGAGAGCACGGTCGGCGATCTGGTTGGCACTGCGCGTACCATGTACGAAGCCGGGCAGGGTGCTCGCGACCAATACATGAGCACCTTCACCGAGGATAAACGGACTGAGGTCGCCCGACTGGAAGCAGAGCTTGCATATGAGATCGAGTATGCGCAAGAGCGTGGCGTTGATCCTGAAACAGACCCGAGCGTCGCAGCGACAAGAAGCGCTCTTGAGTTTGCCAGGACACAGCTTGAAGCGTATGAGCAGGCTCCTGAGATTCAGCGCAATGCCACAGAAGCTACGCACGATCTTGCAACGGCCATCATTGAAGAGGGCGACCAGCTCGTGGAAGACGCAAAGATCGGCATCGACACGGACACAGCATTTGGGAAGGTCAAGTCCACTCTGCTCGACCTTTGGGCTACGTCCGTGGACATGGCGTTCGACGCAACGGTTGGTAGAATTTCTCCGCTCCTCGGGGCAAACTCCGCGCAAGCCGCTGGCCTTTTTTCCATGTTTACGCGAGTGTTTGGCCAGAAAGCAACGCAATCCAAGAACGAAGGGGCGAGCTTCGGTTCCCAGCTTGGCTCCGCTACATGGTCTGCGGGTGTTGAGGTTCTTTCCGAGCTTATCCTTGGCGGATCGGAAGTCAGCCAAGGCGTGTATGGTAAGGGCTTCCTTGATAGCGCTATCGACAAAGCAAAGGCCAGAATCTTCAAGAACAAAACTGTTCGTCGATTTGCAGAGAGCATATTCGGGCGTATGTTCGGAAATGGCCTCGATGAAGCAGCCGAAGAGTTCATTCCTCCTATCGCAAACTCATTGGCGAGAGCCGTTGATAACATCATCGGCAGAATCGCTCAGGCAACCGGTTCTGCTCAAGGCAGCGGCTCAGGAGCAGAAACTCAAAGCAAGAACTGGGTTGATTACATTGACGCAGACACCGTAGGCGATACGCTGTATGGCGCATTGCTTGGTTTTCTCCTTGGTTTTGCCGGTAGCGCACCGGAAGTTCTCGCTGGAGAGTCTTCCACCATTGGCTCGCCCGTAAGCTTTGCGCCCGGAATTGAGCCCGTCACTGACAGCGGAACAGGTACACGCGCACAGGCTCCTGCTGCAACCGAAGAAGAGGAAGCTCCGCATCGGACGCTCCCCGAAGCAGAGGCTGTTACAGACTCCGGTACAGGCACTCGTCCACAGGCGCGTCAGGAGGCCGCAGAATCGTCCGGTTACGAATATGATGATCTTACACCGGAGGGCGTGGAAGAAACCGGCAGATCGGCTTCTGACGTGTTAAACAACAAGCCGGGTGAGAAGCACACCTCTTACGCCGAAATGCGCGAGTTTGAACGTCGCAGAGAAGAAGCACAAGAGCGCAGAAACGAAGCAGAGCGCAGACTGAAACTTGAGGAACAGCGCAAACACGAGAAAGCTATCGAGGAGCAAGAACGAGCTGACGCAGCCGAGAGGCATCTTGGCGATGACCGCACCGAGTCTGAGCATGGCGACCGTGTTTCCAGCCTTATTAACGAAGGCAAAGCCAGAAGAGAATACAGCTCCCCTGATGTTGAAGCCTTGGCTGAAACTTTCTTTGATGATGCTCGTGAAGTGGAGCGGTTCGCGAAAGGCGAAGATGAATTCGCCTCCATGTCTGCGGAAGAACGCCTTGCCATTCTGAGAGAAATCTTTCCGAATCAGGATTATTATATTAACCTTGACGGCGAGATTGTACGCTCTATGTCAGCAAGAGAAAGCGTGACTGCGCAGAGCAACGCCGAAGAAAGTGAAGCAGAGCGCGTCAACCAGATCATGAGCGGCAGAGAGGCACAGAAGAGCGAAGCCGATCCGATGGCGCGTCCTCGTAAACTCACCATGCGCGATGAATCCGAAGCTCCTCCGAGCAGACCCGTTCCAACCTCTGAGCTTGCCAGAGCGCGAGAAATGGAAGGTTGGCAGAAGAACCCCGATGCCGGGAAGACGGAGGCACACAAGGTTGCTCCACTGAGGGCAAAATCGCAGACGGCCATGACTGTCGAAGCTGGTCAGCGCGTAGAGAGCAAGAGGCTTGGCCCCGGCACTGTTGTTGAAGTGCAGAACGGCAATGCCACGGTCAAGTTTGACAATGGCGAAACCAAGCACTTTCTGGTGGATCGTTTTGGCGAGTTCTTCAAGGTAAACGAGGGCTTCCAGAAGGGCGCAGAACCTGCTATAATTGAACCCAGAAGTAAGAACAATTCTTTTACTATCAATCCGAACCTTATTGGGGATGTCAGAAACGGTACGGTAGGCACACAGACCATTACTGTCCGCAGCAACGCTTCTGAAAAGGCGAAGGCCGACCTTGAGCGGTGGAAGAGCCTCAAGAAAGGCGATGTCATCACGCTTGTCGGCAAGGGCAAGAACGGTGAGAGCGTCACTGTCAAAATCACCGATCCGGTAGAGCAGACTTCCCCGACAAAGTGGACGGTAAAGTTTAAGCCCGTCGCGGAAACGGCCATAGAGCCGACGGCAGCCAAACCCACAGCGAAAGCTACGGAGACGAAAGGAGAACAAAAAAATGGAAATGGATCGGATGGAGGCGGGCGAACTCACGCCGGAAGGGTTTCTGGAGGATCTGACGCCGGAGGACATGGACGCGGCGGATTTAGACGAGATTTTCAACGACAGGAACCTGCAACGACTGAAAGAACTCGAAAAGCTGCGGGAAAACGATGGGGAAGATCATGTTCTGTAAGTCAGGCGTCCAATGAGTCGCAGCGTTCAGCCGAGGAAGCTGTTCACCACATTGCCGGTGAGAACGTGCGTGTGCTATTCGTCACGCCCGGCGGCACCGATACGACCACAATTCGTGGACGAACCGGTAAACTCTCAAATGGTGCTGCCATCGTCGAAGATGACGGAAGCGTTACGATTCTCATCCTGGCTGACCATCCGGCTGGCCGCGTCGGCCAGATGACAACTGCGATACACGAAGCGGTTCATGCCAAGCTTTATTTCAAGTACGGTGAGGCGAGGAACAGCGCTTCGTACTCGTTATTCCAAAAGTTCACGCAGAAGAAGCGATCCTTGGTTTCCGATGCGCAGCTCGTTTATGATAGACTTGCTTTGAGCCATTACGAGTCAAACAAGAAAACATTTGGATTGCCCGATATTGATCTCACTGCTGACGGCAAAACGCTTAGAGTGAGCATTAAAAATGTGCTTAAAAGCAACCCTGACTACGCAGGCAAGATCGCAAACGAGTTCTTCGCTTTTCTCTCCGGCGGTACGCTTGGCAACAGCGCCAGTAAAGGCGTAAATGTTGATGCGCTCCAGAAGGCTGTACAGCAGTTCCTTATTGACAATGATGTTGTCGGCGCTGATGCATTCAAGAACGCACCCACAGCCACTGAATTCAATCGAGCTCTCTCTGCGGCGGAACAGACCGCCAAACCGAAGTACAGCGGTGCGATGAATTACTCTTATGGTGATCTTGGGAACGAAGCGGTCAAATCTCGTGGCATCAAGACGACACTTGAGGCCATTCAAAAAGGCGTTCGCACTGCCACAACGCGTTTCGGACGCCACGGGAACATCAACTACTGGAAGAATCTCAAGGTCGGAGACATCGTTGAGTTTCACGACAAGAACGGTAACAAAGTTCTCGTCCGGGTTACGGTTCCCCTTCACAAGCTTGCAGACGGTTCGTTTACCGTCCGAAGCTGGAGTGAAAAGGAAGGCTGGAGCGTCGAATGGGCGAATAAAAACCTGATTCCCAATCTTGACGATGCCTGGCAGTTCGAGTATGAGCTTGTAAATCAGAATGATAGTCAGGCTAAAACCACGCCAGTAGCAGAGCCCAAAGCGGAGCAGTCTGCCAAGCCCGACGATGATGATCTGCCTTTCACTATGGGTGAGGAGGAAACCGAAAAGCCTGCCGGTGAGCCGAACAACGAACAGCCGCCTACCAGCAAACCGGGTAGTGAGCCTGTCACAAGATTCAGGGGTGAACATTACTTCCTGAGTAATATGTTCAAGTCCACGTTCACATTCAAGGGCAAGACGTACCGCTCGGCTGAATCGGCGTTTCAGGCGCAGAAGGTCACTGACTCTGCCGAGCAGGATCGTTATACCAAGATGGACGGCTTCGAGGCGAGACGTGCAGGAAGAAAAGCCAATCTCCGCCCCGACTGGAACGACGTCAGGCTTGACCTGATGCACGATATTGTCTACGCAAAGTTTTCACAGAACCATGAACTGGCTCAAAAGCTTCTCGACACCGGCGAAACTGACCTGATTCACGAGAACAACTGGGGCGATACGTTTTGGGGTACGGTAAACGGAAAGGGCGAAAACCATCTCGGCGAGATACTCATGCAGGTGCGCTCTGAGCTTGCCGCTGGAAATGGCATCGGCAACCCTGCTGGGAATCAGAATGTTCCCGGTGATGTGACCGAGACGCTCAACGAAATGAGCGCCGATCAGGACGCGGAGGTTCAGAAGGCCATCGAGCTGCTGAAATCGCAGGGCTACGACGTGTCTGGCGGGCCTCATACAGATTCTGCCGAGACCAACGCTGAGAACCGGGCCAGTGAGGACTATCAGGTTCCTCCGACAGCGGAGCAGCTTCGGGAACGTGCTGTCAGTGAGTTTGGCGGCAAAGCTCATGCCCGTCTGGAGCAGATGGCTGCGAAGCTGCGTGAGCTCGGCACTCCCTTTGCCGACAAGATGTTCCAGGGCAAGCATCTGGCGGAAGAGGAAGAGCGCTTCAAAGCGGCATACGACAATGTGGTTGACGCCGCTCAGCGTGTTGTGGACGGCACAGCAGTCATCGAAGACCTGATGAACGCCTATGACCAGCTCTGCGATAAGAAGATCACCGGCAGCGAATACTTCGAGGACGCGGATATCCGCAACATGATTGACGCTGTCAAGGGTGCACTCAGCCTTTACGAAACCTCCTCCGACAACTCCGGTGGTGCGCACACTGCCTACCATGAGCGTGTCAACGAGTTTGCGTCCGTCTTCGAGACCCGCATGAGCAGGCTTGTGGAGAGCATCAGCGATTCCCGTCAGGCTGTCAGCGAGGTCAAGAACAACGGCCTGTCGAACAAGGGCAGCGGCTTCTCCCGCGCTGTCAAGTCGTTCATGCACGACCAGCTCCGCCCAGACGTCTTCTTTAAGATGCTCGGCGGGTTCAAGAAGTCGACGAGCACGATGATGTATAAGCTCGCCAACATGGTTGACAGCTCCGTGAACCATATCCGCAACGCCAGCTTCAAGGCGAACAGCTTCTTCCATGCCGCGTCTGACATGGCCGGTGCTGTCAAGTGGACAAAGGGGCAGGTCAAAGCAAAAACAAAGATCGGCGATCACGAGGTCAGCCAGAACGTCGCACTGGAAATGCTCAAGGTGCTTGAGGATCGAGACGGCTTCCAGCATGTCCTGAACGGTGGTGTCACACTGCCTGCCGAAAAGCACAGCCACGGTGCAAGAGAGCAGGGCGAGAAGGTCACGTTCTTCGACCGCAGCAAGTGGGACAGCTATTATCAGGAAGCCTATGACCGGGAGATCGCCGGGTACGAGGGTGCTGCGCTCAATGCGTACAAGCATGAAATGAAGCTTCGGTTCGGCCGCAGCTTCAACGGCATTTCCAATCAGACGCTTCTTGAGACAGACAGCGACGCACAGGAGTGGGTACGGAGAGCGAGCGAAAAGTGCAAGACCTTCGCCAAACGCGAGGCGACCAGAAAGCTCAACGCCGACAGAGAAGCTGCCCAGCGTGATCTCGTCAAGCTGCGCGACGCGCTGAGAGACGAGCTGCTGCAAGAGGGCTCGATCTCCAAGGCCATGTATGATGCCAGCATTGAGGCGATGACGTATTTGGCCGGTGAGGTCAACAGCGTATCCAATAAGATTCTCGGTATCGACCTGGCTACGAAAGGCAAGAACTACTGGTCACTGAGCATGGCCGGTGACGGTCTGAACTCTTCTGCCAACGCTACAGGGCCCCGGAGCCTGACAGACATGCGCATTCTCCAGCAGCGTACCGGCAATACCGGCGGCATCCAGCTCAATGGGTTCACCGAGTCCATGAACCGGTACATCCGCATGGCTTCGGACTATGTGGGCTTTGCCGAGCTGACCGACACGCTGGAGCTTATGGAAAAGCCGTTCTCTCCCGACAACGCGGAAGGCTCTACTCTGAGTGGCGCGGCTGCCCAGCTTGACCGGAAGAACGCAACCTGGCTGCGCAACTATCTTGACGATCTGAACGGCAGAAGGGACAGCGGCAACCCGTTTTTCTCTACGCTGCGAGGAAACCTCGCTCAGAGCTCTTTGTTGCTGAACCCCGGCGTGGCAATCAAGCAGACACCCTCGTTTATGGACTTCGCCGGTGAGGTTCCCATCAAGTATCTTGCCAAGTATCTGATTACCCCGCACACTACCAAAACGCTGACCACCAGTGATCTCGCAAAGGGCGTCGGCGAGCGCTCTTCTGTGCTTACCGCCCGTCAGGTGGGCTACAACCTGCCCGAAATGGTAGACGCAGAAAAAGCAAGCGCGTTCAGTCAGAAGGTTCTGAGCATCGTGCCGCAGGGCATGAAGAACTGGATCAACAAGATGGACGTGCGGACGGTTGCCAGAGGCATGATGGCTGTCGGCGACTGGGTAGCGGACGAGACTGGATATGATCGGAACAGCGAAGAGTTTTTCAACGAGGTTGCCAGACGCTTTGAGATGATCGCTCTACACTCGCAGCCTGCGTATCAGATGCAGTACCGCGCAGCCTATCAGCGCGACAAATCCGATATCGTCAAGGCACTGGCTATGTTCCGCACTCAGCAGACGCAGAACCTCAACCAGCTCATTACCGCGTGGTACGAGAACAAGGCGGTTCAAGCCGACGAGAACGCTACCGCAGCCGAGAAGAAGACCGCAAAGAGCAAGTACCACCAGACCCTTGCCGGTCAGATCGCCGCACAGACAATGTTCGCTTTCCTCAGTACAGCCGCGAGGCTCCTGCTGCATAAGCAGAAGGATTACCGCGACGAAGACGGCAACTTCGACTGGGGTAAGGTGGCGAAGCGGATTGGCCTTGATCTGTTTGAAAGTTCCCTTGGTACGGTATGGTTCGGCGATCAGATAGCTGCCGTGCTTGTCGACGCGAGCACCGGTGTGCTGTCCAAGATCACGCATGGCAAGGTCGACAAGACGAGCGAGTTTTACGCTCTGAATGAGGCTGTTACCAACCTGGTCAATAACACGGTCTCCAGCCTTATCAAAGTCGTGCAGAACCCGACAGCAAAAACAGTTCGGAATGCAGCTCTCGATCTCGCCAGTCTTTCCGGTGTGCCTCTCCGCAACGCCTACAACATGCTGAACAGTGTGTTCATGTACAACGCTGACTACCTGACGGTAGCCAACCCGCGCCACGAGGACGATTACCTCTCTCTGATCGACAGCATCCGCAAGATGTCCGACGCTCAGTTCGCGACCTTTACCACCGAGCGTGCTTTGCAGGCGTACAACATGGGCCGCAGGAACGAGGCAACGGCCCTGATGCTTACGATGGCCGGTGACGGCTTTGAGAAGCAGATCGGCAAGGCTATCGGCGACGCTCTGGCAAAGGGCCAGATCGGTGACGCAATGGCGCTCCGGTGGATGCGAGACTTCGCAAACCAGACCGGAGAAGAGGCAGCGCTGACGCTGGGCAAAGCCAAGGTCGATTACGAGTACGGCAAGATTGAAGATGACTTCCTGCGCGGGCTGGACATTGACGCGACGCTGGAGAGCCTCGGCATCCCGACGCTGAACAAGGCGAATCAGGCCGAGCTGGAATCGGAGATCAAGAGCTATCTTGTCGCCGAGAGAAAGGCTGCGCTGGCTGACGAGTACGATGTTGAGTACGAGACAGACTACGACAAGGTGTTTGCTCTCGATGACCCGCTGGACTTCCTCGGGATTAAGAAGAGCTTTGGGCTGTCAAACAAGGCACAGGATTTCAGCTTCCTTGACGAGCTGTTCTCCCGCAACGGTGCTTACAGCAAGCTCAGTGCGGAGGGCCGGGAACTGCTTGACAGTTCGTATTCAAGAGCGGACGATATGTACGCAGCAGCGCAGGCCGGGATCAACGCCGAAGAGTGGACGGCCATCTATGACAAGTACCGCGAGATTAGCGACATGGATGACAGCTCCACGAACAAGGCCGAGGCGTTTAAGACCTATCTGAGCCACACCAGCTACTCTGCGCAGCAGAAGGCTCTGTTGCTTGGGCAGTTCAAGTTCTACACGTCAATGGTCGCGGAGACGAAGCGCTACGACGATCTGATTGCTGCCGGTCTCAGCAATGAGACAGCACAGTATTTCAGCGGTTACGTCCGGGCGTCCGATGCCGACAGTGAGGGCGAATATCTGACGCAGCTTGTTAGTGCAAGGGCTTCGCAGGCCGACCGGGAAAAGGCCATGACGGTCTACCTCTCCGATGCGGCTCTCAAACGCTGGGAGCGAGCCAAAGCAGCGGACATCAGCCTTGACAACTGGGCAAAGTTCGTGACTGAGGTTGCGAAAGCGCACAAGGCCCGCACTGGCAAGGGCGGATCGCCGAGCAAGGCAGACATCGAGACAGCCTGCAAAGCGATGGGCTGGACTGGATGGGGCGACGCAGCTCAGATGTACCGTATCTACAACGGCAAATAAAAAGGAGGGACAGGCTCAGTCGAGTCTGTCCCTTTTCTTTTTCTCTCTGTTTATTCGCAGCATTCTTTCTCTGCAAATCTCGTTGTGGTAGCATCCGCAGCTTGTTGAATCGCCGACTTTCAGGCTTCTGCCGTTGATAACTTTCTCAGTTCCACAGTCACATCGACAGCGGTAAAAAGCTGCTGTTCCTGTCGTATATGGGGGCCGTGCCGTTTTCTCAATTACAGTCCAGCGTCCGAAACGCTGCCCGGTCAGATCTTTCAGTGCACTCATGTTGCCGCCTCCTCTTTCAGCCAGTCGAGCCAACCATTATGACCCATGCGGCAAAACTCTGCCGCTCCACAAAACGCGCAATTAACCGTTCCATTCGATACGTTGTGGCACATAAACTCAGCCAGTTCCTCGTCCGTCATAGCGCGGATGCGGTCGGCGTTGGTGATGGGCTTAAAACTCTCACCATTCTCGCAAGCGAAAATGCAATAGTCATTGTTGCGGTTAGCGCACTTCGTGCAATCAGCCATCACTCGCCATCCTCTGCTTCGTTGAAAGGCTTTGAAAGGCTATTGAAAGGTTCCGCCCAGATAATGGTTGGAGCATTGCTTAACTTTCTGAAAAGCATTTCAGCCAGAAACGTGTCTTCTTTCATGCAGTTTTCCATAAGCGCATCTGCATCAATCAGCCTCCCATGCGGCGGGACGGGAACGAGAGGGCAGTCTGATGCGATTGCTTCTCCCACTGGTCTTCTTGTATTTGTTAATCGGCAACGGACTGTCGAGTACATTGTCCTTGCTTCGTCAGCGATTTCGTAGCCGCTTACCATTGGGCATCCAAAACAGTCTTCCGGCATCTTCATGCCTTTGATATATACTCCCATGCTCACCCCTCCTTCGGCGGCTCGTAACTCCAACACGCGCCGTCCTTTTCCACGATTCCAAGCTTGTTCAGCTTTCTGCTTGCGACTTCTGGGAAAACAAGCATATTGTTATCCCACTCTTCATCGGAAACCACGACATTACTTGCTACAAAGTGCGCGAAATCGAGCAGTTCCTCTATGGCATCGGCGGCTTCGCCTAACAGTTCTTTGTAAACCATGATTACCTGCACGGGCATCAGCCCCTTGTACTCTAGCAACTGGCGAATCTTGCCAAGAAATTCGTCATACATCAGCTTTTCTCCATCTTCGCGCCGCAGTTGGGGCAGAAGTTCGACTTGACATCATGCACCGTGCCGCATTCTGAACACTTGGCATAAATCCAGCGGCCCTCCTGATGGCCTATCCACTTTCCCCGCACCACAGGCCGCACGTCTGCGGCGAGTAGTGCTTCAATCTCGCTGATTGCTGTTATATAGGCGGCTCTTTCGCCTATGAGGTAGAAAGCCGCGGAGTCGAGGTTGTAACTGCTCATGTTCTTCGGCTGGCAAGCTTTCTTATACCACACAGTCACGGCTTCAATTGCCGTCTCGCGCTCGATGTACTCCATCACTCGCCCTCCTTTGCCTCAACACAGTTATCCCAGAACCAGCGGACGATCTTGAGCAACGTGTCTTTTCGAACGGCGTTGATCGTTTCCATATTGAGAATCTTTTCAACTGCTTCTAACTTTGTGTCCTCATCAATCTCCCGCTTTCCAATGGTCTGCTCATCGATGTGGTCACAGATAAGAATTGCCTCGACATATTTCATTTTTGTTCCCCCCCTGATTCAAGTTCGGCAAGTTCGGCTTTTAACTCTGCAATTCTCTGCTTCTTCGTCATCTGCGGATCAGCCAACTCGTCCATGCTAACACCAAGCCAGCCAGCCAGAGCATAACCGGCATCTATTCCCATGGACTTTTTTCCCTTTATTCTGGACAAGTATCCAGCCGAAATCCCGACAGCGGCTTCCATCTCGCCGACCTCTTTACCCTGTTGCTTGCAGAGATACCTTGCATTTATTGAAATACGTTCAGAAATTGTCATTTATATTACCTCTTTCTTTTGATGTCATGCCAACTGTATTTTACGTTCTTTACCTTTTCATCGTGTGTATACCTGTCGAGCATGCTGTTCTTTCGCGTTTCCTCCATCTGCATTTGATACGCCTCGCTATTCTCCTGCCTTGCAGCCAGGTATTTGAGACAGCTTGCGTGGCAGCCTACCGTTCGCTCAGTGCAGCCCAGGCATGGATATTTGATTCTTCCGGGCCTGTAGATGTTGGCGGCTCTCTTTTCTCTCATTAGCGGCCTGTGCTCCCGAAGCCACCGTCGCCTCTCGGCGTTTCATCAAGCTTATCCACCCAATTGAGCTCCGGTGCGAGATACGGTGTGATAACGAGCTGCGCGATCTTGTCGCCCTTTCTGAACCAGTAGAACTTCCAGCCGAGGTTATAGAGCTTTACCTTGATGGAGCCGGTATAGCCCTCGTCGATGGTTCCACCGCAGGAGACGATGTTCCACTTCGTGTTCAGGCCGGACTTGCTTTCAATCTTTCCCCAGTAGCCATGAGGCAGCTCGATATGCACACCGGTGTCGAAGATGACATGGCTCCAGGGCCAGACGAGGCGGGACTTCCTGCAATAGAGATCGAGTCCCGCGTCTGTTTCATGCGCCCGGTTGGGCAGCCCTGCATAGGCATCAAGCGCGACATTCATTTTTAAGCTCATATGTTATTCTCCTTTTTCTTTTTGTTTCTTCGTCTGGACTCCAGCCGCAGCTCTTGCACTTGTCGGTAGTCCTTTCGTAGCATTCGACGCCGATGTTATATGGGCAAGCGCCTCGTGAGCACGACTTGCAAGCCGTCTGACGTCCCAGCGTGAGGTTCCCTGTGTACACATTCAATACACGCCCGCAGTCACACCGGCAGAGCCGGTAACCGCTATCCGTTATCTCAATCACGGTCAACTTACCGAAGCGCTCACCCACAGTGCAGCTTTTCGGTTTATTCATTGTAGCCAACCTCCAACCCGAGCTGGATTTTCAAAGCTCTGTCGATCCTCTTCATCTCCGGGCCGCTTGCGCGGTTGATGAACTGATCCAGCTCCTGCTTATCAACCGAGGTTATCGTCTCACACAGAGCGGTTGACTCGCGGTACGTTGACTTCATTCTCACATGCGTCGGCAGCCGCTTCTTCGGCCTTGTCGTAAGCATGACAGCCTGAATGACAGGACTGTGCGTATTGCAGGCGTTGTTCGACACAATTACGCAGGGCCGTCTACCAACGTACTCGGAGCCGATACCGCCATGATTCTTGCACCAGTAGATGTCTCCTCTTTTCATACGTTCGCCTCCACCAGACTGGTAATCAGGGAGGACACGAAGTCCTGCACAGTGGAGTAGCCCCGATCCTTCATGAGCAGAGCGAAGCCTGCCGCCGTCTTTTCGTCCAGCCGAAAGTAGAAGCGGTTCGGACAGCGCCGGTTCTCATGGCTGCGGGTACTTTTCCGCTTACGCGGGTTTTCCCCAAGGCCGGGGCCGGGGCCGAAGACCGAGATCAGAAGCTGCTGCGCCTCGTCCGTCAGCTCAACGCCGTAGGATTCCGGGTGGCTCACCATGCTGTGGGTCGCCCGGTCGTATTTCGGGAAGCGGGCTTTCAGCACCGCCTTTTCGTCCGAGTTGCTGGTTCCGGTTACTCTGTTATATTCAAGTAGGTTCATTCACTCTTTCCTTTCTTTACTTTGTAGTACGTTCCGATGACTTTCTTTCCGCAGGCATCGCAAGGCTGCGATTTGGGAGAGTCGGTCATACCCGGCAGGCGGGTGATCTCAAAGAGTTCATACGCCTGCGAGTACAGCTCCGCGCAGAAGTGGCACAGGTGCATCGTCTTCTCCTTCACTCTGCCGCCTCCTCAAGCATGACCTCCACGCGGGGATTTGCGCTGTCGTAGCAGACCCGGCTTCCGTCATGGCTCTTCACGATGTTGCAGTTGTCGTCTGCAATGACACCGGCTTTTACCAGAATGTCGCATGTCGCGGCAAGCAGGTTGCAGAGATCAACCCTGCGGTGCGTTTTCATGTAATAGGTTGCTTTGAGGTTGCAGGGGCTGTCACCCCAGTAGGGGCCGCCAACCTGCATCTCCTCGATCTGAGCCAGAGCACTTTTCTCATAGCTTTTGTAGGCTTTGGACTGCACCGGAAACATCTTCCCAGTGCTGCGGTTGACGGCCATGGACTGGCTGTTTTTCTTTGTGATCGGGTCTCCGTAGATGTAGAACATAACGAATTTGCTCATGCTGTTGCAGTTCTCCAATCTTTATCAGGTGTTTTGAAAATGTAGCCCTTTGATCTCTCATAGATGCGTCCCATGATCGCGGCATCGAACTTGCTGACCTCCGCCAGTGTCCGCTCCGAAGAGATGATCGTTCGCTTCCTTGGATCGTTGTAGCGGGCGTTCAGGATCGTGAAAGCCAGGTTCAGGTCAGCATCGGTGACGGTTCCTTTCAGGAAATCGTCGATGTAGAGGATCGGGGCGCTTATGTACTTGGCGATCTCGTCCTCGTATTCCTCTTTGTTGACCATCGCTTTCAGCTTCGGGATTGCTTCACGCCAGACCATGTAGCGGACGCCTTTGCAGCGGGCAATAAGCTGACCGCAGATGGCTGTGCACAGATGCGTCTTACCGCTGCCGGGTGTACCGGCAATGTAGAGCCAGCTCCCGGACTGATCCACCACAAAGCGCTTGGCTTTCTCTTTTGCCGCCTCATGCCACGGCGTCGGAGTCTTATATGCTTTGAAGGTGTATTCCCGGATAAGACCTTCAAGCCCTGACTGTTTGAGTTGACGAAGGCTTTTCCGCTTGGCAGCGCACTCGCATTCCTTGGAGTGCATGATATGATCCTCGTCCAGCCAGACGACATAGCCTCTGTCTTCGCATTTCTCACAGCTATACTTGGGCGGTTCGGTGGGCACCCGCTTGACGCGAATGCCCATCACCGTGATTTCATTTTCCAAAGTTCCAGTCCTCACAGAAGATCACCGCCCAGATCAAGCCCGAGGTCTCCCACGGGGTCTACAGGAAGCGCGGTTTCGACATACACGGTTGCGGACATCTTATCCCGCGTCCAATTGCCTTCTTCGTCTTTCAATGCGTTGACCTGCACCGACTCAATGCTGGTAACCTTGAACGGCTCACCCTCCCGAATATGGGAGGGATTGTTTTTCACATAGAGTGTGATCTCTCTCCGGTCACCGCCGAGCCCTTTCACCGCGATCAGCTCCCAGGGTCCCGCTTTGGAGACCCCGGAGCGAACGCGATGGGCAGTGTAGGTCTGACCCTTTTCCACCCGGATCATGACGGCTTCCTCTTGATGGTGACGGTCTGCTCGTCGCCGTAGCCATGCACATCCCGGACTTCATCGGCTGTCTGGAGACCGTTGAGCACGTCAGGGCAGAAGGTGCGGGCGAAGAACGCTGCGCATCTGTACCGGAACATCAGATCGGGCATTGTCTTCCACTTGCTGCCGGACTTGTCGTACCAGCCCTCACCTTTGACGGTCTCCCATGTGACAGCCGGGCCTTCGCAGATTTTGCCATCGGAGATTCTGGTCGCCTGCGCGTAGTAGCCCTGTAGATCGCCGTCACCGTCCACCAGACGGATGAACTCCAGCGGGGAGAATCTGCCGCAGCCGTTGATCGCGGTGACACAGAACTGCCCTGACCATGACGGCCTGCCCTGAATGATGTAGAGATTCTGCATGACGTACATCGGACTCAGCCCTGTGCGCTGCGCCATATCCAGCGCAATCAGGCAGTTGGCAGGCTTGCCTTTGTAGGTTCCTGCGGGGACGAGATCGGAAGACGCGAGGATTTTGGCTTTCTTCACAGCGTCGTTCCAATCGTTGTAAGCCCACAGGCTCAGAGAATTCTGTGCGGGCGCAGGAGCAATCGCTTCCGTCGGTGTTTCTTCGGCAGGGACATCGACTATCTCAGCTTCACGAATGTCATCCATCGTTTTTCTCCTTTCCGTTTTCATCAAGTGCTTCCACGAGCTTTCTGAGAGCATCCTTCAAATCCTCAGCATCCATCTTGTCCAGACCGGCAAGAGCTTTATCGACAAGCGATTCTCTGGTGGGCTCTCCGTACTTCTTGGCATTCTCCTTACCGGCTGCAATTGCCTGGTCTACAACCTCATTGGCGAACTTGTCGCCGCAGTCTTTCGCCACGAACTCAATTGCTCCGGCAATGGCACAGCCGAGTTCGGCACAAATCTGAGCTCCGGTGCCGCTGAGATGGACGCCACCTTCATTGACCTTAATCATGTTTTCTTTTTCCTTTCTTTTTTCTTTGTAGCCTCATAGATCGTAAGGCAGGCATTGGCCAACCCATCCTCTACGGGCAGTTCTACGAGTTTGTACGTTGCGTCCCGCTTCAATTGCAGGATGTAGATTTTGTCCACCGGCAGCCAGTCCTGGATCGCCATGCGGTACAGGTTCTGTGCAGCGGTGTACAGCGCCTTTACGTTCCGGGTGATGCTGGATGTGGTCTTGATGTCCAGAATGACATGCGCGTTGTTTAACAGGCCGTAGCGGTCAAGCGTACCGGCATACAGCAGCCCATTATTTACGGGGAACTCGATGAAGTCCCATTTGGGATTGTGCTCTTCAAGAAAGCTGCTGTACGCTTGCAGGTACGGAGCAAGGTCTCCGGTGACGCTGCACTCGCCTTTCTCGTCAAGCTCCTGCGTTGCCCGGTGAACCATCGTCCCTCGCTCCGCAGCAATCGCCATTACATCGGGCGGAGCTTCACCGTAGGTGATCCGAGCCAGGAACGATGTTATATCGCTGACGCTCGGGACTCGGATGCCGTCTACTGTGTAGATGTGACCCTCTTCCTGAAACTCAAGAGTCATCGGGCTTGACCTCCACAACTCTGATCTCCTCATACGGTTTCAGACCGGCGATGGCGAGCCTTGCATAAGCAGCCCCCATCTGTGGGATGAAGTTGTCACTGTAAACTCCTTCCAGAAACCAGTTGCCATCGACTTTCTTTTCAAGTCTCCATCTCTTAGCCATATTCGTCCTCCTCATAATCTTCCGGGTAATCCGGGTCATCGGCAAAGTCCGGGTAATCAGGCTGATGCCACCAAGGTGGATAGCCTGTCGCTTCAATACGGCTGATGATGGGATCGTCGCGAATGTTTTCCATGAGTTCCTCCTTTCAATATCGTGTCGCGCTCCGAAGCTCGTCTATCGGAACATCAAGAGCACGACATAGTTTTGTGATCTGGCCCAAGGGCCAGTCGGCTGTACTTTGTCTGTGTATGCGCCGCTGATACGTTCCACGAGAAACGCCCATCTTCTCTGCCATTTCTTCATCTGACAGGCGATAGGCGTTCTTTCTCTCAAGTATCAGTGCTTTTATGAGATCAGCAGGCGGACGATTCAGCTTTACCTTCGGCATCTCGTTCGCTCACGATCTGGTCAATCGCCCGGTTGACCCTATTCTGTGCATCAGACGGTGTTCTGTGTCCGTTCAGCAGCATACTCAGATAGCGATTCGACACGCCCATCTTAGCGGCTACCTCACGATGGCTGATCTGTAAGACATGCATCCTACCTACCGCCTCTCCTGTCCATACGTCAGGCATCTACTCACTCCTTTCTTTTCAGGGTTGAAAAAGGTGAACACATGTGCTATCATGAGAACAGAAAGCAAGAATAAGTTCACCAAAATCAACTCGATGGGTATAATATAGTTCACCGCAAAGAACTTGTCAAGACAGAAAGTTCTTTTTGGTGAACTGCACAAAATAGGAGGGGCGATATTATGAGTTTTTACGAAAAGTTCCTATGCCTCTGTGAAGAGCGCGGAATAAGGCCAACGCCTGCCGCTTTAGAAGCCGGGATCACGAAGTCTGCTGTTGTCCGCTGGAAGAATGACCCCGATCTGCTGCCGAGCACCAGGACTCTTGCGAAGCTCTGCTCCTACTTCAATGTGCCGATGTCTTACTTCACCGGCACAGAGCAAGGCGGAACTGTCTTTCCGAACGTAAGCGAGGAAGACGAAAAGCTGATCCGTCTTGTTCTGTCCGCACCGGATGAAGTGAAGAAGAGCATTCGCACTCTGCTCACACAGCGTCCCTGACCTTCACGATTACCTCCTCCCAGTTATCCTCACCGGCGATACCATACTCGGGCTTGTAGTTTGCCAGACGCCCAGGCATCGTGTCGGAATACTCCATCGCGAACAGTTCCCGAATGACCTCCATCCGAAGCACCGGCCTTGTTTGCAGGAAGTCGATAATCATATCGTATACCTGCATATCGCAAATCTTGTTGAGCGGATTGTCAGGGCAGACAGTACGCTTATACGGCTTGGGATTCGGCAACATCTTCATTACCTCCTTATGTTTCTGATTTGTCATTATTTTACTTCTATGACTGTCCAAAATTCTGGACAGTTCTCTGAAAAGGATAAAAAGCGATGAATTGCTGTTCATGTAAGAGAAAAATAGAAAGCAACTCTCTGTACTGCAATTGGTGCGGAGCGAAGCAGGTCAGGATTCGCAAGAAACGGGATGTCATCGACGTTCCGCAGCCGCAGCAGTTATCTTCCGGTACTTGGTTCCTGCGCTTCATGTACAACGGCAAGCGGATTTCCGTCTCTGATTCGGCGAAGGACTTGTGCATTGCAAAGGCAATAGCGATCAAGGCAGACCTGATACAGAATGAGAAAGCATCCTCAAGGCTGAAGCTTGAAGATGCCTGCAAACGCTATATTGCTGATCGGTCTTCTATCCTTTCTCCATCGACGCTCAATGGGTACGATACCATTCTTGCCACCAGATTCATCAAATGGCTCTCTGTAGACATTTATTCCAGACCAAACTGGCAGTCGATGATAAACGAAGAAGCCCGCATATGCTCTCCAAAGACGTTAAAAAACGCATGGGGCTTCATATCCTCGGCTCTTCGATACAACGGCGTTGATCCGGGGACGGTTGTACTGCCGCAGGTCGTGAAGAAAGAGCTGCCCTGGCTTGACTTCGATCAGATACTCACCTTCCTTTCGGCAATTGAAGGGAAGCCAGGAGAGCTCGCTGCGCTTCTTGCTTTACATAGTCTTCGCAAATCCGAAATCCTTGGACTCACCGCATCAAGAATAGACCTCCTTTCCGAGCCTGCAACGATCACGGTGCAAGGCTCTGCTGTAATAGGCGTAGGCAATAAGCTCGTCTACAAGGAATCGAACAAGAACAAGTCTTCGCAGCGGACGATCCCGATTGTCATTCCACGCTTGAAGACTCTGCTTACGACAGCCTGTGCAGAACACGCAGACGGCCCGCTTATCACATGCAATCCGAACACGATGCATGGACAAATCAATGCCGTCTGCGAAAGGGCAGGGCTGCCGCTCACCGGACTCCACGGACTCAGGAGAAGCTTTGCGTCACTGGCATATCATCTTGGCTGGAGCGAACTGGAGACAATGCGCTTTGGGGGCTGGTCAGACTTCCGAACGATGCGCGAAATCTATACGAAGCTATCTCAGAAAGACCTCACGGCATCGGTCGAAAAGATGACCAGATTCTACGCGAACAACGGCAAGATTGCCAATGAAATTGCCAATGACGAGAAGAAAACAGTGGAATGACGCCATTTATGCGGCATAAAAATCAGGGTTCGAGTCCCGTACGGGTCACCAGACCTGATGAATCCCAGGAGCATTGAAGTTCCTGGGATTTTTCTTTTATTTACAGGCAGTTCTGGTTTTTCCACTATTCAAGAGATTAAACATCTGTTCCAAATATGAGGCAGATGTATCAAGTTTAAGGCCAGCTATTTGCCAATAAAATTACCAACAAAATAAAGAGAAAAAAAGAAAAAAATCTGTGTTGTGCCTTGGTTCTGTAGGTATACTATAATGAACTAATATTTATATTAGTTCATTATAGTATACCTACAGAACTGACACAAACACGCTTTTACCAGTTAGTCCACTTTATCTTGTCGGGAGTTTCATTGCGGCTGCTGCACTTATCGATCCAGTCTGTCTCTTCTTCGGTCAGGTAGTTTGATCTCATGACTCTGTACTTACCATCAGAACTGTCCTGCAAATGAATATGATACTCACCTTCTTCCTTGTAGTATACGATCCTGGTTATCTGCATACCTCGTCATCCTCCATTGCCACGAAATCTACCTCAATGTGGTAGTACACCCACGGGTCAAGCAGACCTTTCAGCTTCTCTGCGAACATATCCGGAGTGCCAATCATAGCGAACTTTCCTTCTCCGATCCCAGTGCTGAATTTAACACGTCCAGATTCGCTCTCAGCGCCGCTCTTAGGTTCAACAGCCTCACACATGTCTTTCACCTCCTTCGATTCTGTGGCTTCTGAGGAGCCCTCTGCGAGAAGGCTCCTCCAGTATTCCTCACTCTTATTTGTCACTGGCATGGGGCAACGCTCCTTTCACATAGCTGGGGCCAAAGCAGCTTTCAAAGGTTGTATTGACGCTATTGGCATCGAACTTGAGGTACATGCCGTTCTTGTCGAAAGCTGTGAACCCTTCCTTGTAGATCATAGTGTTCATGCGATCACTGTAGAGATAGACGTTGCCTTTGCAGTCGATGCCGTAATCGCCCTGAACGAGCTCACCTCCTTTCGTGACGATGTAATCGCCCACGGTATCATCGAGCCACATTATCGCCTTTTCGCTGTAGCACCATTCCGTCCTTTTCGACGTCGATGCCGACCCATACGTTTTGTAGGCGCTGCCGCTCCAGGCGTTGCCGTAGTAGTCGTAAGCATTCCAGCTTTCACCGTCGTAGTAGTCATAGAGGCTTTTACTCCAACGGTAAGCCTTATAGGAGCTGTTGGAGTATTTGACACCACCTTCCTTTACGAAGCTGCCGATGGTGTAGATTTTGCCGTCCTTATCCATGAACGCCATCTTGCTGTCGATAGCATTGGAGATCATCTGCATCAGGTT